AGGAGTGCGTGAAAATTATTATGATAATTTGGTAAAAGACGCACAAAAGGCAGGGATTAACCCTCTAACAGCGTTAAGGGCTGGCGGCGGTAGTGCATATGGCAACGCCGTCGCAGGAACAATGGCACAAGGTGTTATGATGGACGGGGTGTACGCAACCCCTACCCTGACAAGAAATCCAATTGCAGCAGGAATAGAAACTGGTGTTCAAGTTGGATTGGAGCAAATGAATAGAGCAAATTTTCAAGCCCATGATGTAAGAATGGCAAAATTAAGAGGCGCAATAAGCAAAGCAAACGCCTTATCTATTCATTCAGCAACAACGGACGAAATTGATTATACAGGGTATGAACAAGGAGACGCGGTACCAGTTAAATTTGGATTTCAAGATTTTACAGTACCGTTGGAAATAGCAAAAAGATTAAGAATAGCCCCTAACGATTATGTAGAGTTGGGTGTGATTCAAGAATTGTTTGGTGAGGCTTCTGGGGTAATTGCAGAATTAGCACAATCAGGAATTAAGCATCAGTACGGAATTTACGGTCCCGAATTATTGGGAAGCGTAAACGATAAAAAATACCAAAACAAAGGATCACAAATAACAGTCAATCCTATTGAACAACAAGGATGGAGTAACGAATGGCGACATCATGTAGATCGTGCGTTGCAATAAGAAAAATAATTAAACGAATTATTAACAGGAGAAGAAAAAAATGAGAAATACAGAAATGATACCTAACGTCCCAGTGAGCTTTCAGCGCACAAGACGTATGAGCAAAGGGCGTGTTTTAACGTCTGGGGATGCTGGTAAGATATTACCAATTAAAGCAGATCCAATATTACGCGAAGAAGGTTTCAGCGGAAATGTAAATGTATCAGTGGAAATGATGGAAACATCAGAAAAACCAGTGAACGCTATTGTGGCGAAAGCATGCACATATTTTGTACCCTATTTAGCATTTGACCAGTTTAACGGGTCAATAGATGAATTAAATAGGAGTTATAGCAAAGAAAGCGGAATAGCGGGGTCGCAAGTAGATTTTTTTGAAAAAAATAAATACTATAACGGTTCAGCCGTGGTTACAGACAGTACACCGACAGATATGGATACTGGCAGTAGCGGCAGAGCGACATTTTATGGAACTATGGGGCTACATCATGGTGTAGCAGATATGAACAATAGTTATGTGCAAGCATATAATTCTATTGTGAACCATAGAAGAAAAGCAAGATCAACAAGTTTAGCAGTGCGTAACGAATTCGAGCATGATCTTGCAGAAGCATTTTGGCCAAACGAAGGTAACAGCCATATTATGGCTGATTTTGACCAAAAATTAATTGATGGAGAGGTAGCGTTAAACGGTTTAAGCTTTAAAGCTCCCTTGAGATCAACACAAGCTGCACGAGCAGAAAATAGAGTGCAATCAGACGGAACTACACAAACAAACTATGCTAGTTGGATGCCCGCTAGAGGGACATTAAATCAATCATTAGATTATGAAATTACGCAAGCTAGACCGGAAGATTTGGGCGGTACTGGAGCCTTTTTGTGGGAAAATATATGGGCAGAATTAACACAAGGTGGTGAGGCAACAATGTCATTAGCTGACATTGAACAAGCCAGAAAAACAGCTGCATTCGCAAAATTACGAGCATCATATGATGGAATAGACGATGAATATATAATTGATCTATTAATGCAGGGTATAACTGTACCAACAGAAGTAATGAAACAACCAATGTTGATTGGATCACAAACTGGAATGTTTGGATTTTCACAACGGTTTGCAACCGATAGTGGAAACTTAGACGATACAGCAACAAACGGGTTTGTATCATTAGGGTACAGAGTGCGAGCGCCCAGGACAAGTATTGGCGGCGTTGTAATGACGTTGTTAGAAATCGCACCTGAAAGGGTTTGGGAACGCAAAAAAGATTATTTTTTGTACACAACAGATACTGATAATCTGCCAAATGCCCTGCGGGACAGCTTGGACCCAGAAAAAGTTGCAGTGGTTAAGAAAAACCACTTGGACGTAAACCATAGTACGCCAGACGCAACGTTAGGATATGCACCATTAAATCACGAATATAACCGTGATCAAATTAATGTAGGCGGTAAATTTTATAGACCGGCTAACGATGCATACACAGAAGTTCGGTCGAGAATTTGGACAAATGAAACAACAGATCCAAGTTTAAGTACCGATTTTTACTTGTGCACAAATCTACATAAGAAGATTTTTGCAGATCAGGTAAGCGATAGTTTTGAGATTACAGCAGTAAGCGATTTAACTGTCGATACAAACGTAGTGTTCGGGGACCGATTGATAGAAGCGGATGCCACGAGTGACTACGACTCAATCACTAACTTAGTCGACGCAGATCGTATTTCTAAGTAGTGCAACGGCGGGGGAACCTCCCTCCCCCGCCATTTTATTAAAATTAAAAAGGTGATGAAATGAAACATTTTAAAGTTGGTGTAATAGACCATTGGAGCAATTATAATGCGGGCGACGTTATAGCCTTCCCAAGCAATAGACCGAGACGCGTAGCGTTTGAGGTTATCGCAAATTCTCCTATAGAAATATGGGCAGATGTAGAGGGAAGCGATCTAAGCAAGGCAGTTCTCATAGCAAGTGGCGACGACAAAATGTCGGTTGAGTATACTGCAAAGGCTAATTCCTGGGTGCTAATTAAAGCAGACAAGAAAGCCCAAGTTTGGGTAAATTTACCGGATTTAGATCAAAACGTAGAAAAAACAATGGACGATGAATTTGTTAACTTGGAACCACGCATACGCGAAAATAAAGAATTTGGGCAAATGGTGGAAATAATGAAGTTAAACAAAGCGCATTTTGATGCACAAATGAAAGACGAGCGTATACAGCTTGCACAAATGAGGCAGCAAATAGCAGCAATACAGGCAAAAGAAACAGTAGCGGAGGATGTGACAGAAGATGTTACAGAAGGTGAAGCCGCTACTTAAAATTTACAGGTGGGTGCGGTTTCTTGACCGCATCCAATACTGGAAAGGGTTAGCGCATAAAAAGCACGCGGATGCTGCTTTAGACCTAATAGAAGAAAACGCCCATAAGAACATTCATGTTGTTATTGACCAAAGTGAAAACGAATATATGTGGGTTCACCCACAGATAGTTGAATTTTGGAAAGCTATGCATAAAGAGTGCAAAGCGAGGCGTATACCAATTAAAGCGTTCGAGTTTTTAAGAACAAAAGAACGTCAAGATGAATTGTATGTTAAAGGGCATACAAAAGCTAAAGCGGGACAAAGTCCTCATCAATATGGTTTGGCCGTTGATATTATCAGCGCGACTAAGGCGTGGAATTTGTCCAAAAAACAATGGGAAATAATAGGAACAATAGGCAAAGAAATTGCCAGAAAACGCAATATCAAGTTAACTTGGGGCGGTGATTGGGACGGAAATGATGGGCGCCCAGATTTTTGGGACCCCGCGCATTGGCAGTTAAGCGACTGGAAGAAATACCAGAAAGCGTACAATCATTGCGTGTCAAATGGAATTAAACTTCCAGAAGAAACAAGGCTCCGCTTTGCTTTCTTAGAGAATGTTTATGAAGCTAATCGGTCACGATAGCGTGCAGGGCGGTTTACGTAAGTACAACCGCCCTGCCCCAATATACACCAGTTAACAGGTATATGCATTTAGTGACACCGAACTGAGAGAGCATGTGTATAGAGCCGACAATATTAAACAATGGGAGCGAAGTGAGTTGTCGCAAATGCTGGCAATGCAGAAAACGAAGAGTTGACGATCTCGTTGGTAGATGCATTGCTGAAAGTAAGTTCGCGAAGTGTACTTACGCAGTAACATTAACGTATGATGAAGATCAGGGTGCCCATAGGGCTACGTTAGTTTACAAAGACGTACAGAAATTTTTAAAAAGGCTTAGGAAAGCCGGATATTCTGTACGTTATATAGTAGCCGGAGAATACGGTACGAAAAAAAATAGAGCGCATTGGCATATCATATTATTTTTTCATGGTGCTAAGCCTAAACCGGAAAAAATGGAACAAGTAGAATATGGCGATAAGCCTAAAGACGGAGAATATCAGGTCAAATGGAAACATTGGGAACACGGATATTGTTATTTTCAAAAACCGGATTGGCGAGGATTTCAATACGTGTTGAAATACGTTCTTAAAGACCAAGACGAAAGAGTGAAAGTAACCCATCTAGCTATGTCTAAAAAACCGCCCTTGGGCGACGAGTATTTTTTAGAACTAGCGAAACAGCACGTTAAAGAAATGATATTGCCCCGCAATATTTATTATAAGTTTAGAGATGTGCGTAACAGAAGAAATAAAATAAAATATTTTTGTATGCAGGGCAAAACAAAAGATATGTTTATGCGAAGAATAAGGTGGAGGTGGTATAAGAAATATTATCCACAAGAACCAATGAACGAATTATTTGAAGAATATTTCGAGAATGAAACAAGACGCGAAGAATTCGACGTCGAAATGGAAACGAAACGTTTACATTACAAACCCGTTAGATATGTCGAAAAATGGCAGGATAAAGAAGTAGAACCTGACCATTGGACAAAGGCAGATGTAACGGAAATAGAATACCAAGGCATCCCTGGTATTCTATGGGAACATAAAGACGAAGCGGAAGTATATACGGAGCAAGGCACATGGCAAAAAGTAGAAAAACAACACGTAAAACAAATAAAGCAGTACGGAAAAGTATTTACGAAACGCAAATACGACGAAGTGCTACGGGAACAACTAGAAAATACGTAAGTCCGCCAACTATAAGTATTGGAAGGACTGGAGTCGTTGGAACCGCCGCAACACCTGAGGTACGAAAAATACAAAGTAGGTTGCAATCAATAATTGCACCTATAATAACAACGCCCCTATCAGAAAAGAATAGGTCAGATAAAACAAATCTGCGGCGTCGGTGTAAGGATAGACCAACCCGTAACGAGGCACGAGGCGGAAGTGGACAAAAACAATATATACCGTGGTGTAAAAAATAAAGTTGACAAGTATACGAATCAGAGATATACAGTGAACATCCACAGGTTTGTCCGGATGCATAATATATATTATGCGAAACCGATAGTACAAAACGCAAACCTGTGAACAAAAGTGAACAGGGAGCAGATGTGCACAAATTTATTTTAAAAGAGCTACTAAAGCCAACGTTACGTCGCGTGGGATCTATGATCGCAGGTGGATTAATAACGATGGGAGTAGCGCAAGAAGCAGCAATTGCAATTGAAACAGGTGCAATAGCTGCAGCCGCAGTCGCAGCCGACCTAATATTTTCATATTGGGAGCGAAAGAATGTGGATTAAAGAAATAATATCAGGCCTTAGCTTTGGCGTAATAGGCGGATTTATTTTGTTCGTATTACCGATAATTATGGAGATATAAATGTTCAAATGGATCGAACGTAAGATATTACGTCCAATAGTAAAAAATCCTGTCGAGGCAATAATCGCAGGTGCAGCAATAGCAACAATGGGACCAGCAGCTGCTGGAGCAATAGGAAAATTAAGTGTAGGCACAAAAGTGGCTTTGGCATCAAGTGC